CAATGACAAAGTTCTTGTCATTGACCCATGATTCGGATTTGAAAACAACTCTACGACATCCTTGAACAACAGTTGATCATCATCTCCAATTGGAATCTGAAGATTATAGGTTGCTACCCCATCCTTCTTACCATTCTTGATCAATGTACCTGTCTTGGCCTTCTTTGGAACCTCTACGTGATGTGATAAACCACAGAAGATCTCATATGGCATTCCTTCAAGCTTACCAACCAACACCAGGTAACTCTCGTTTTCACCAGATGACCTCACGTTAATTCTGTGAATATCACAGGTTAATTCCTTGGGTCGCTTTGGTGCGTGACTTTCTACCATGGCCTCAGGTTGACCATCAAGGTCTACCTTCTTCTCTTCGGGCTTGGTCTCGGCCACAAGCACACCGGTACGACAACCATCACGGTAGATGGTAACACCCTTGCATCCAGTCTCCCAACCCTTCATGTAGATTTCCTTGACAACATCTACAGAGGTTGAGTTAGGAATGTTTGTTGTGTTGGAGATAGAATGGCAGATCCACTTCTGAGCAGCGGCCTGGAGATCTACCTTGGCAACCCAATCGATCTCGTTGGCGGTTCCACCGTGGTATGGAGATTCAGCAACGTTCTCCTCGGTCTTGTGATTGACCTCCATCCACTTCTTGAATGCATGGTGGTAGACCATGAACTCCTGCCATTTATCACCGAGCGGATCCACGAAGTCGACCTTTGCATTTGGATCATCGCCGTTGACCTTCTTACGGCGTTTGTAGAACAACATGAATGCCGGCTCGATGCCGGATGTGGTCTGGGTAAGAACAGAGACTGATCCGGCAGGGGCTGTTGTCGTAAGAGCAATGTTTCTACGACCGAATTTCTTGTAATCAGCCGCTAGATCTGGATTTGCTTCTAGGATCTGCTTGATGAAGGGATGATTTCCTTCGAGCTTGTGCGAGAAGACCGGGAATGAACCACGTTCCTCGGCCATCTTGATTGTTGACTTGTAGGCAGATAGGGCCAAGGCCTTGTAAAGAGACTCAGTCATCTCAATGGATTTCTTAGAACCATAGACAAATCCCATAGCTGCAAGGGCATCCCCAAGAGCTGTGATGCCTAGACCTGTACGACGACCTCCTAGCGCGGCAGACTTAATCTTGTTCCAGAGGTCTAATTCTGGTCTCTTGACGTCATCTGGTTCTGGATCATTCTGAATCTTTGCGATGATCTTATCTACGGCCTCAATCTCAAGGTCAATGAGATCATCCATGAGTCGTTGGGCCTTGACCACAGTGTCCTTCAATCTATCGTTGTCATATGCGGCGGCAGACGTGAAAGGATTCTTTACGAACTTGTAGAGGTTCACAAGCAACAGTCTGCAAGAGTCATAAGGACTTAGTACAATTTCACCACATGGATTTGTTGATGTAGAACGATAGTCTGGGTATGCTTCCGTTGGGGTACGCTTCTTGACAGTGTCCCAGAAGAGTAGACCTGGTTCAGCAGATGTCCAGGCTGCTTCAATGATCTCATGCCAGAGTTGCTTGGCATCCACCATATCCTCGATAGAGTGCTTTGCATCCTTTTCAACTGGGAATCGAAGTTGAACTTTTGTGTCATCCTTCACCGCCTGCATGAACTCATCAGTGAGTCTGATGGAGATGTTTGCGCCAGTAACCTTCTTGAGGTCACGTTTGATGTTGATGAACGTGCGAATCTCTGGATGGTGAACATCGATAGTAAGCATCAATGCTCCGCGGCGGCCGCCTTGAGCCACCTCTCTGCAGGTATTGGAGAATCTCTCCATGAAGACACCGATGCCGTCGGTAGTACGGGCAGCGTTGGCCGTCACAATGCCCTTAGGGCGGATAGTGGAGATATCAAATCCGACCCCGCCGCGTCGCTTCATGATCTGAGCCTGTTCCTGATCTGCCTTAAGGATTCCTGCGTAAGAATCGTACGGAGATTGGATGACGAAGCAATTTGAAAGAGACTGGTACTGGAAATCATTTCCAATAGCTGACATTGGAGATCCTTGCGGAATTATTGGTCCTAACCCGCGGGATTCAGCAGCAAGCTCTTCAAGAGACATTATGTCTCTTTGTGAAATGTTGATGTGCTCTACATCTGCAAGAAGACAAAAGATTTCCTTCTCAGACATCGGATTGGGATATTTCTTCTCGACTCTCGCAAATTCCTTTGCCAGACGACGATGCATGTCGGAAGGAGTTAATTCCAATAGGTCACCCTTTGGAGTCCTAAGAGCATACTTGTCAACGAAAACTGATGCTGCGAGTTCATCGCCGTTAAAATACTTGAGTGATGCTTGATATGCTTGTTCGCGTGTATGTGACATATTAGACTCTCAAAAAGGTGGAAGGGTAATTATATAACGTTTGCTTCAAGAGTACTCGGCTTTTGTAGAGAAAATTCTTTCTTCATCTCCTGCCACTTTGCCCTTAAAGCTTTCTTTTGTGCTTCATCATCAGATGTAGCTACGGATTCAGGCGAATCTGCTGCACCAACAATTTCAAATTGGCTTCTTGCGGTATTGATCTTAGCTGGAAATACGAGGCCATCTCTGCCTGCGCGATTCTTTGCAACATACAGTCTACCCCAACCAGATGCTTTCTCGTGCGACCTTCTAGATACAGAGATGATGAAGTCGCAGATCATTGCCTTACCATATGCTTCTGACATGTTTGTCATGTCAATGATTTCTGCGTTTGCACCTTCCTTATTGGATTGTGATGCAGTCCAAACAGGAATACCATATTCCATCGCAAACCCTCTAAGCTCTTCATATACAAGCTTTAATTCATGACGTAGAGAATCAAATTGTCTTGTTGATCTCATAATGTCTGCATAATCAATAATGATGATGTCAGGTCTAAATCCCTTCAAGTCCAATCGTTCGACGTGAGATCGAATAGTGAAGATGGATGCTGTATTCGTGGGATATTCTTTAATGAAAAGTCTGCCAAGTTGTTTGTTGTCGTCATAGAATTTTTTGACCTGATCCTTACGATCCATCACTTCATTTGAATCTATGTCACAAAGATTAGAATCATAACGAATGCCTACTGCCGTTTCAGACAACTCAAAGGTATAATGAAGAACATTCTTGCCGTTCCTCAACGCGTTGGCGCCAATCATTGTAAGGAAGTGAGATTTACCTGAACCTGATCCACCAACTACGCATAGTAATTCGCCTTTGCCAGATCCTCCATTCAACAGCTCTTTCTTGTCCAATTCTGGAATGCCTGTTGGAATAGTATCTCTTTTTAGATGAGTAAACCGTGCGTCCATCTCATTAAAAAAGTCATGACCTACGGATGGTGCAGTTCCAACTTGGACGGCCTTCTTAATTGACTCTACAATAGATTCATATTTATCGGCCTGCATTTGATCGACTGCATTCTCAAGAGCAGCCTTAAGAGCTTGCTTTCGACAAAAATCGAGAGATTTATCTTTCACAAATTGCAAATCGCCTGGATCTGGATTCGCCTTCATTCGCTGAAGATATTCAATAATCTGATCCCGAAGAATTGTGTCTGTTCCAACCTTAAGGTCTTCTCTAATGATCGTAACAAGAAGTTGTAACGTTGGAAAGACCTTATACTTCTTTGAATATGCAAAGTAACGGTCTGCAAGAAACTGAAGATATTTCAATTCAAAATATGATGAATCGAACACTTCTGTCATTTGCTCTGCCCATTTTTGATCCGTGAGCAAAGCCTGACCAATCTTTTCCTGGAATGATTTACCGTAGGTACCGAATGTTACCTTGGATGTTGTTTTATTTTCGTAATCAGACATTTCAATCTCCGGTGTGATGAGTTGCAGTCACACATTTTAGATCGTAAAAGAATCCCTCGATATCAAAGCCTTCAATTCCTTCTTTGACTAACGCTCGAATTAACCCCATCCTATCTGTCTTTGGCTCAAATGTATCGATAACATATTGCACCTTCGAAACTTGATCTCCAGACAACATGCTACCGTCAAGATGCACCAATCTCCAATTTCTCCTGACGTCTTCAACACTGTCCATAATGCGACGATAAATAATAGACTCGTCAACATGCGATTGACAATAATCAATGACATCTTGCAGAATTACCATCTGGTCGCCGCCTAGGATTGGAATTTTTGATGAAACTTTTTTAAAACCGATACCCTTTACTCCAGGAACGTTATCTCCTGAATCTCCGCATATCGCCTTGGCAATTGCGAAGTTGTGGGTACGAATCCTAAACTCATCAAAGATATCTTCTGCAGTCACTATCTTCTTCTTGTGAAGGCTATAGATCCGTGTCTTATCGTTGAGGAGTTGATACATGTCCTTGTCAGAAGACACTATGATCTTATCTTCACTCCTAAAAGGACCTGAACAAAGATGAGCAACAGTATCATCACCCTCACAGTCGGACACATATACTTGACAAACTGGAACTGATTTTAACATTCCTAAAAGGGTTATCAACTGATGCTTCTTGTTCTCTTCAGAATCTGGTATATCATCGCCGTAAAATCGATTCAACTTCTCAGGTTTTCTACCCATTTTATATTCTGAATATAACTTCCTGCGACGTTGAGACCCTCCACCCTCCCAGACGATGTAAATCTTGCAAGGCTGAATCTCTCTTGTGATTCGTTGCATGGATTTAAGAAACCCAATACAACCACCCATCTGCTCACCATTCTTGTTCATGGTGGGATAGGCTGCCCAGGACCTTATAAAAAGATTCTGGGCATCGATTATCAATATCGGATGCTCTTGACTCAATGTTGTACCTTAAACGCCAGTGCTACCAAATCCACCTTCGCCTCGATCCGTCTCTGATACTGTCTTAGCCTTCTGGAAGATCGCTTGAAAAATCGGGAAAAATAATAGCTGTGCAATCCTATCACCTTTTTTAACAATAAAATCTTCCCGGCCTGAGTTGTACAGGATCACCTTTACTTCCCCGCGGTAATCGTTATCAACGAGCCCAGGAGCATTTAATACTTGAATTCCACTCTTTGCTGCAAGTCCAGATCTGGAACAAACTTGTGCTGCAAACCCAGACGGAATTTCCATCTTCAATCCTGTGCCAACAACCAATCGAGATCCAGACGGAATTACGACATTGTCTGTTGACATGAGATCACATCCAGCAGAACCAGATGTCTGATATGCAGGAATCAAAGAATCATCATCAGTGATGACTTTGATCCAAATTGGATTTGTTGGCCGCTCAGTCATCTGAACCTCCGTCATCAGTAACGTTATCGTCTACTTCATTCGAATCTACGGCTGGGCCAGTAACTAACGTTAATGCACAATCGATAGCTTCCATCAACCATGGACCGTGTTTGGAATCTCGTAGAAGCTCACCAAACTCAGACTTATAGAATTTCTTCTCTACAACGACCTCACCAGTCTTGTCATCAACAACGCTGAGTTCTTTCCATGCGCCTTCTCCAGAAATATTGATTGTCTTACCTTTTCGTTTGATGCATCCGGTGTCCTTACAGTAAGAACGAACCTGATCAAAAAGGTATTCATCCTCAACGATTCCTTTACCAAAGATGATATCAAATTCGCACTTGCGGAATGGAGGAGCGACCTTATTCTTCTTAATCGTGGCAATAACGTGAATTCCAATAACGTTACCAGCCTTGTCTTTTACTTGTGTTCCAGACGTTAGCTTCAATCGAATAGATGCATGATAAGGAATCGACTTTCCTCCAGGAGTAACATCGGGATCGCCATGCATCACACCGATAGCAGTTCTAAGTTGATTAAGACATAGAAGAGTTACATTGTTCTGTCCAATAACTCCAGTGATCTTACGCATACCCTTTGAGATGACTCGGGCCTGAAGACCAATTGTGTTATCCTCATATTCACCGTCAAGCTCTGCCTTAGGTGACGTCGCTGCTACTGAATCCCAGATTACTAGAATTGGAACATTTTTATCAAGGATTTGTTTGGCCTTCGTGACCGTTGATTCAATGATCGAAAACACTTCTTCTGTACAGTGAGAATCGCAATACACAAATCGTTTACGAACATCAATTCCCATTGTCGCCAGCTTGGCAACAGGAGTTGCATTCTCTGTATCGACATAAACAACAAGGCCTCCCATCTTTTGAGCCATGGCCGCGGCATGGTAGGCAAGGTGAGACTTACCGATAGATGGAGCGCCTGAAATCTCGATAATTCGACCTTCTGGGTAACCACCATGAGTGGCATTTCGAATTGCATAGTTTAATTGAACTGAACCTGTATCCAGCCATCGTTTGACAACTGTCGGGGCTTCATCTTCACCAAGGTTATATGCGATCCTTTGACCGAATTCCTTATTTAGAGCCTTGATCAGGTCATTCGTCATATTCGCTACTGTGCTGTCATCTTCAAGATCATCAACCTTTGATTTCTTTGCCATATGTTCTGTTATTATCCTCTTAAGTGTGGTTATAGTACAAACGCCGGAGACCTATTTGATCCCCGGCGTTTTTTATGTTTTAATCAAACAAGAATCACTCATTCATGAGATCAGCAAAAGCATCATCGAGTGATTGCTTCTTGCCACCGTCGTCTTCCTTCTTTGACTTCTTGGCCGCGGGCTTCTCTGCTGATGTTGCCTTAACCTCTGCAACGAGATCGTCAAGAGCGTCAGTTGTTGCTGGACCTCGAGAAACTTCTAGACTTGAATCTGTCGTTCCACCGTTGAGCCAATTATTAAGAACAGCCTCAATCTCTTGTGTTGACTTGAGACGATACATGTCATCCAAGTTTGGAATCGTGTTCAGCCATGTCTCCATCTGCTTCGAGTCCTCATGAAGCTTTGTGGGCCGACGTGCTGGGTCAACGACTGTATCGTTGAATTGCTTTCCTGGTGGCTTTGAGATTGATACCTTTAGATCGAAGCCTTCGGTTGGAGAAAGAATATCACCAACTTCTTCATCAAGAAAGAAACCAAGCATTCGTTGATAGACAAGCTTTCCAAATGCCCAAACCTGAACACCCTTGTCTTCCTCGCCACGGACGATGACTGGGGCATAACAGCGCATCTTTGGTTGTAGCTTTTTGGCAAGATTGCGATCATCAGGCTTACCGCTGCTGTATAGCTTTCGAATCAGATCGTTGATTGGATCTGGTTTACCAAACTGATGGGGAGTTAGAATACCT